GTGTGTACGTGCAATGCACGGGGGTATAATCCCCACGGGTCGAAAGGTTCGAGATCACTCTAACGAGTTATCCTGGATCAGGACTCAAAACAAGCAAGTAAAATGAATATTATAAATAATATACATCCCTTAGCTGTCTGTGCCAAGAAGAAGGTCGCTAAAGATATTAGTGTTCCTAAGAAACCGATTAATTCCATTAAAGCCGCTAAGGCTAGGAGGTTAACTCGGAAATTACGCTTTGATATAAAATCAAGCGCGGCTAAAAGCAAGAAATTGCTGAAAGCTAAAAATAAAGCTGAGCAAGCTAAACTTAATAATCCAAAACTTGAATTATTAATACCAGTATTTGCTAATTCGACCAGCTTGAAGCCGGAAGTAATATCAGAATACTTCCAAAAAGTTACATCTTACCATGATTCCTTAATAGGAAACTTGGGTGTAAAATTCGGAACCAAACATTTCAAGGATATTTTCCAATATTGCTTGGTGTTATGCGAAGGAGGTCACCCAGAACCCTTATCAAGAGTCTCTGTTGGACGTAAAGATCGTTGGCCTAACAAGTTAGGTTTTCTAAGACCTGTCTTTAGACAGGTATTGAATAACGATCTTCCCCAATCTTATAGAGCGGAATTACTCCGCCTACTTTTGACATTGTCAAAGGTAAATAAGATTTGCTCTGCCTATAGCGAAGTTGATATTGAAAATATTCAACTAACTTTTAGCATTAGTCAGGTAGAGATTGATAAATTCAATGAATATATCAGTCTAAACGTCAAGAATAGCGAGGATTCTTTACAGAATCTTGCTGTTACCCCGTTTATGGGATCCAGTAATGGTCCAAACGGAGTTCCTAAATTAGAATCGGCGGAAGCCGAAGCAGCCGCGTTGTTTAGTTCAAATATGCACAAACATTTTAAAGTTATGTGTGATTTAACTGACAACGGCCCTTTTTATGATTTCTTCAAAGCTACTGCAGAGAAGTTCATAGAGAACAATCCTAAATACGACCTTACTAAGGTCAAATTAAGGAGATTGTCGGCTGTGCCTGATTCAGGAAACAAATCCAGAACTGTCGCAATTTGCGATTTCTGGACGCAAACTCTTCTTCAACCGCTTGAAAAAGCAATTGAGCGCTCCCTACTCAATGAGTTCGGGAGCAAAAGCGCATTCCTAAGTCATTCTCAAGGTTGGGATGATATCTCAACTTGGGAAAATACTGATGAAATACACAGTATAGACGCAACAGCTTGGACCGATAATTTTCCTGCTCACTATCAATATTTGGTAATGAAACAGAAATTCGGCCAGCAGTATGCAGTGGCTTGGCAACAAATTGCTGTCAAGTGTGCATGGAACGTGGGTTCCACTGACAAAACCATAAATTATGGCAAAGGTCAGGGAATGGGAACAAAAGGGTCCTTTCTAATAGCTTCGTACTCAGACCACTTGTGGATTGAGTCGAAGTTAATGGAAGGATACCAAGAAGTCAAGAACTACAAGAAAGTAGGAGACGACTTAGTTATCAC